GGGCAGTGTCTTGCGCGATGTCGAGGGCAGTGTCTGCGGCAAGATTGGTTACGGATGGGTGAAAGAGGAGACAGGCAATGACTAAATTTACAGAAGAACAGCTTGCGCTGTTGGAAGAGAAAATTGAGTTCACAGAAGACGGTTTTGATATCGTCGGTGACCTTCCCGGAAGTGTCGGGCGTGATGTCTTGGGCAGTGTCGGGCGTGATGTCCTGTTCAATGTCGGGCGTGATGTCGAGGGCAGTGTCAGGGGCAATGTCTTGGGCAATGTCAGGCGCAATGTCTGGGGCAGTGTCTTGGGCAGGATCGGTTACGGATGGGTGAGAGAGGAGACAGAGTTATAGCGAGTTTATACGGTTATAGTAAGATTTCACTATAATTTATACACGTCGAGATGATATGTAAAGAAAACGAGGATTTTTATACATATGAAACGCAAACCACTAAAGACAGGAGATGAATATGATGCCTTGACAAAGTGGAAGAAGTTTGTTAATTTCAGGGCTGGTCAACGAAAGCGGATTAAGAAAGCGTACAACAAAAAGGAGAGAAAATGGTTGGACACATTATTATTGAGGAGATAAGACGGTATGAAACTTGAGGTAGCAGATTACGTAGAGTTGAAGGACGGCGGTGCAGTCGTCACGTTCGAAATGGACGAGGAGACACGCGCCGGTCTGATTTCAGAGGCTCTACAGCGTAGACTCGTCGAAGGCTTGGAAAGGATGCCTGATGTCCCAAAAGAAAACACCCAAATCGACCTCGAAGAATACATTGCCAATTTGGAAGCAAGGAAACGGGTGGATACAGTACAACCCGCCGAAGAATCATCCGGCCTACAGCGAGTGGAGAAAGACAGTTGATTGAAGTAACTCTGACTGATGATATGCTTTTGAAGGCTAGAAAAAAGGCAACAGAAATGGGCCTTTTGCACAACTCTATAATCAAAGGCGGTGGAAGTGTTGCCGGATTCCTCGGCGAACAGATTGTGCTGTCTGTTTTGGGAGGAAGATGGGATAACTCTTTTGACTTTGACATTGTGCTGGATGACGGCAAAACAGTGGAAGTCAAAACAAAACAGACTTCTGCTATCCCGAAGCCTCACTATTCTTGCAGCATCAGCAACTACAATACACGTCAGAAGTGTGACATCTACGCGTTTACTCGTGTTATGAAAGATTTCTCAAAGGGATGGTTCTTAGGATTCATGACAAAACAGGAATACTTCGACAAGGCAAAGTTTATGAAAAAGGGCCAAGTAGATCCCGACAACGGATTCGAGGTACGCGCAGACTGCTATAACCTCGCTATAGAGGAGTTATGCGATGTATCTGACCGTAGTGTTTCTGTGCTTCATAGGGCATAACGATTGCATAAGGTTCGAAGACACGACCGGTCTAAAGCAAACAAGACAGCAATGTGTCACTAGGGCTATTGAGATGGTTCAGCAGTTACAGACTATACCCCATATTGTACCGCCGCCTTATACTGTCTCTTACAAGTGTGTTTTGAGGGAATCTACATGAAGGCCACCCTGTTTTCATTCAACGTATATCTGCGTCAAGACGGTAACGTCGAGATAGACAAGCAGTCCGTAAGACCTGATGAGCTACAAAAAGAAATGGACGCGGGATTGCCCGCCTATGACGGCGCACATTCCATCGCGTCCCTTCTGAGATACGTTAATTCTGTTACAGATGAGATGATCGAAAAATCATCTAGGTACGTCTAGAAGACATAGCCTTTTCAATCTTCATTCCCCGCTTCTTTTCATACGGCGAAAGTTTGCCGTCTTTATTAAGATCGGCGAGTTGGGGCTTACGCACTTCTGATCCTCGTGCGTACTTTTTCATTTTCTTCATGGAACCGTACATCTGTGCCTCCTACGGTACTGCTTGTTCAAACAGGTCGGGTTCAGGGGTAAACAGCATTCCCTGTGAAATCCAAAACTCTTCGGCATACTCGTTCGATGTAACGTCCGGCACTTGAAAAACAGTGGCCGGAAGATCGCCCGCGATGAATTTCATAAGGGCTGTCGAGAAATATTCTGCGTCAGTCTTGGACACCAAGTCATCTTGTTCGAGAAGATTCTTGACAATTCCTGCGGCTTTAGGATCAGTAAGCAGGAAGTCCGCCGCCTTTCCCTGAGTCAGTGCCGCGTATTTAAGCGCCACTTCTGCGGCGACGTACTCTTTACTAACCATACCCCTAGCAAGGTTGAAAGCCTTTGACAGAGCGTTGTCAAGGGTAAAGCCTTTTGTGAGTTCGTTAAGTCTTCCTCCCGCCTGTCTTGCCATCAGATTTGTAGCCTCTACTCGTGTCGAGAGGCGGAAGATTGCGTGAAGCGTTTCAAGCTGCTCTTCTTGTATTCCTGCCAAATCAGCAAGCTGCCGTATCTTTCTTCCTTCGTCTGAAACGCCGAACGTACTTTTAGATCCGCGAATAGTACCACTGCCGACCAGCGCGTCGTCCAAAAGCAAGAAGACATTCTGAGGGTCTCTGTAGCTATCGACCGGAACTTTTTTACCATCAAACATAGTGACGGTGTTTGTCCCACGTGTATATCCGCCCGCTGCCTTCAACGTGTCCACAAACAGTGCGCGGTAAGCATCTTGTGTCTGATCTTCTGTTAGCGCGACCATCTTTTTAGTGTCAGCGATTCGACTAACAAAATTGTCAAGTGCGAGAGGGTCGGGATTTGTAATTACATCGTTAAGGAAGCCTTGACCGCTTGCCAGCTTCGGTGCTGCACCTATCTCTTTTAGCTTCGCTTCTGTGGCACCTTCAACCAGCTTAGCAGAGCCTTCGATGGCAGTCTTTTGCGTTCGTGCTACGGACAAAAGATCCCCGTGTAGCTGTCTGTATTCCGGGACAGCGTTCACAACGTTGACGATGTTTCTGTCTTGCATGATAAGCTCGTTCATATCGAACAGCTTTCTAGTGGTCACATTGCCCTGCGAATCCATAACTTGAACGACGAACTTCTCCTGAATGTCATTGAAATATGCCTCAAGAGGGTTGTCACTGTTTGTGTATCCCGCAGGTGCTTTTATCCGACGAGGCGCACTCTCCGGGGCAAGAGCGGGTAGCTGTCCTCCTTCGAAAGCCTCTTTAAGACCTCGCATGTTAGTCTGATCGTAAAATGCGTTTCGGATTACAACTTCAAATATAATTTGCAACTCTTCGAATGCTTTCTCATCCATAACACGAGATGTGGTAGCGGCTATGTCTTCTGACGTAGGAAGAACGTACCGACCATTCGCGTCCTTTTTTAGGACTTGTTCAGCCATGCTGGACGTAACCGGAGCAAACGTCGCAAGAAAGTCATCCATGACACCCTCAAGCTGGGCGGCTGATTCCTTGGTAGGCTTTGTGATGTACTGTGTGATCGGCTTTAACAGGCTGCTTATTTTTGCCGCGTCTCCGACTTCAAGTACGCCTTCTGCTACCCGCGTTTCCCCGATAGCTTTGTTGACCTTGCCACCGAACGTCCCCTTTCCAAAACGTTGACGTTCAAGCTGATGAGTTTTACGGGCCAAGACAACAGCGTTGTAAGTTTCAAGATTTGCACCTTGTCCCCACGTGTCGAACGTCTTGTCGATTTCTGCCCGCATAGCCCTCGCAAGTTGTTGCTGTTTTTCTGAGCCGTCTCTTATTAGAGCGTTTGCGCCTTGCCGAAGTGTTTCTAGGTCTTTGACATCCGCTTTCATGCCGATAGACGCAGCGTCTATACTGGCAAACATCGGATTGTCCATCGCGTAGAATACTAGCTGTGCGTCACTTATGTCACTGCCGTCTTCACTTTTAAGACCTGCTTGCCTCATGAAAGCTGTATCTTCGGAGGCTATCTGCCTTCTCATGTGAGCGATAAACTCATCCGGTGTGGCAAAGCTAAAGCCCATCGGGCCAAGCTTCTCATTGATGGAGGGCAACCTGTCGGCGATGTGTTCCGAAAGACCCCTATAAGCAGCCCTATCTAGTGCGTAAATGAAATCTTGCCCAGCACCACCGGCAAAAGAGTTAAACCTCACAGGATCGATCATCTTAATGAAAGACTGACCTTCTACCGCGTAACTTGAAAATAC